CCCGATTGACGGGTTTTCCATGCGCTAATTTCCTCGAATGTCTCAAAAACCCAGTAAGAACCCATAAAACCATTGGAAGCATAAGCTACGGGTTTTGCCCCTTGTTTTTTGGCCTTGGAAACAGCTTGTAACCCTGACTTGCACTTGATAAAAGAGTAGATCATGGTTTGCCCCTTAGCCGTTTTTAGCGATAAGGTTGAAAGAACGGAGATAATCTCTCGCTGCTTGATAAGTGTCCGTCATGATCTTATCGGCCAGCTCGCCACGTTTGTACAGCTTGACAATGTAATAACCATTGTAGGCAACACGTTCGAATGTAGTGTAGTTTCCGTTTTTTTGCTCTGTAATTTTCATGTTAACGCCCTTAGTAGTTGACACTTTCTTATGAAAGTAAAGTAATTATCGGGTTAAAAAACAAAAAAACCATTAGGACAAACCCTTAGGTGCTAGAATTATTTTAATTATTTAAGGGGAAACAATGGGAAGACCCTCAAACCCTCAAACCAAGTATTTCCAGAGAACATTGTCAGACCCTCAGAGAATGATTCTATTGGCGGCTGGAAAGGGTAATTTATGCCGTGGCTTTGAGAACGTATTAGACCTATACAGTGAGGCCCACAATCAAGGGTTTAGACCAGGCACGGAATTGAGTATTTTAAATATAGGTCGCGGAACAACAGAAAGCCCCAATGAAGATCAATCAGTAGATAAGGTAAGAGACTACATAAGGGAATAAGACAATGCCAAACCTAGAATTCAAGTACCCCGATAAAGCAGCCGCCCCGTCTTACACTTTGCAAACGCAAATGAGAATCATTCGCATTTAGGGTAAACCATATAAGTAGAAACCCTATGCTGTATGGATAGACAGTGATGATGGGGGGGGGAGGGGGTGGGTCGGGCTTGTAGATATTTGTGGAGCATCCTACCCTCAGAAAAAGTCAAAATGGTAATATCACCAATCACTTCCTAGAAAGGGAAAAAAGTGGAAACATTAAAAAGAGGTCGTGGTAGACCTAAAGGGTCAGTAAAGATGACCATACAGAGGTTTGCTGACAATCCACCTATGACACTACCTAAGACAGACCACCAACGTCTGAAGGAGCTTAAAGAGCTGATGATTAGGAGTGGAGGTAAGGATGTGGCTCAAAAGGTCATAGAGATAGCCCTTAATGATGACCATCCCCATCAATTAGTAGCCTTAAAGATGTGTTTAGATAGGACTCTACCTGTTTCTTTGTTTGAGAAGGACAAGAGTCAGAGAAGTGCCGTAACCATCAATATCACTGGTTTAGGGCAAGAACCGACTATTGTTGAGCAAGCAGAAGATGTAGAGGCTAAATATGGCTGATTTGAACTTTAGTCTCCTTCCTTGGCAACAAGAAGTGTTTAAAGATACAACTCGGTTCAAGGTTGTGGCTGCTGGGCGTAGATGTGGCAAGAGTAGGATGGCGGCAGTTACCCTACTGATAGAAGGACTCAAGTGTCCACAAGGCTCTGCGGTTCTCTACGTTAGTCCTACTATGGGACAGTCTAGACAGATTATCTGGGACTTACTGTTAGACCTTGGTAGAGAGGTGATTCAGTCCTCCCATGTGAATAATCTAGACATTACCCTGATAAACGGAGCAAGAATCTACGTTCGTGGTGCTGATAGACCCGATACCTTACGGGGAGTTTCCTTGACCTATGCCGTACTAGATGAGGTAGCCGACATCAAACCAGAGGCTTGGGAGCAGGTCATTCGTGCTAGTTTGTCTGATAAACGGGGTAGAGCACTCTTTATTGGCACTCCAAAGGGCAGAAATTGGTTCTATGACACCTTCAAACTAGGTGAAAGTGAGGATGATCCTGATTGGAAGAGTTGGCACTTTACGACTGCTGATAACCCTTTAATTGACCAAAAAGAGATAGATTCCGCTAAAAAGACCCTCAGTACCTTTGCTTTTAAGCAAGAATTCATGGCTTCTTTTACCAATGCTGGCTCTGACATCTTTAAGGAAGAATGGATCAAATACGGGGTAAAGCCTGAACATGGAAGCTATTACATCGCTGTTGACCTGGCAGGATTTGAGGAAGTTGCCAAACAAGCAGCTAATTCTAAGAAACGTCTGGATGAGTCTGCTATCTCGATAGTAAAGGTAACAGACGATGGAAAGTGGTTTGTTGAGAAGATTGAACACGGGCGTTGGGACATCCGAGAGACCGCCTCTAAGATTCTGATAGCTATTCGGGACTACCGCCCTTTAAGTGTGGGGATAGAGAGGGGGGCGCTAAAGAACGCTGTTTTGCCCTATCTGAGCGACCTTATGAGGAAAAACAACACCTATGCCCACATCATAGATTTGACCCACGGGAATAGAAAAAAAGCGGATCGAATCATCTGGGCTTTACAAGGTAGGTTCGAGCATGGCAGAATTGTGTTAAATTCGGAAGAAGATTGGGATGAGTTCGTAGACCAGTTAATCCTGTTCCCTGCTCAAGGGGTTCACGATGACTTGCCTGACTCCCTTAGTTACATTGACCAACTTGCAGTTACATCTTATATGGAAGAAGATGACTCCGAGGAGTGGCAACCAGTAGATATTATTAGCGGGGTATAAGAATGGAATTCCAAGAACCTAGTGACTCAGACAAAGAGATAGTTAACTTTGTTGTCAACCATTGTGATAGATGGAGGGATTGGAGAGATGTCAATTGCCTTGATGATTGGCTAGAGTATGAGCGTATCTTCAATGGTGAGTGGGATGCCCAAGACAAAACCCGTGATTCCGAGCGTAGCCGTATCGTTACCCCTGCTACCCAACAAGCCGTAGAGACACGCCATGCTGAGATCATGGAAGCTATCTTTGGTCAGGGTGAGTTCTTTGACATTCAAGACGATATTCGTGATGTCAATGGTAGCCCCCTAGACGTTGCTGCTATCAAAGCACAACTGATGGAAGACTTCAAAGTAGACAAGATTCGCAAGTCTATTGACCAAATCGAGCTACTTGCTGAACTTTATGGTACTGGTATTGGTGAGATTGTTGTCAAAACAGAGAAAGTCTATGTTCCATCTACTCAGCCTATACCTGGTCAAATGGGACAAGCGGCTATCGGTGTAGTGGAACAAGACCGCATTGCAGTCAAGATTGTTCCTGTAAACCCCCGTAACTTCTTGTTTGACCCTAATGGAACATCAGTTGATGACTGTATGGGTGTGGCTATTGAGAAGTATGTCTCCATCCACAAGATCGTAAAAGGTCAAGAAGATGGTATCTACCGCAAGGTAAAAGTCGGTACTGACTCGATGGATACAGACTTAGAGCCTACCCAAGAAGTAACTCAGTACGAAGACGATAAAGTCAAACTTTTGACCTACTATGGTCTAGTTCCTAGAGAGTATCTTGAGCAACTTGAAAACGAAGAAAATGGCGAAGTAGAAGACATATTCCCTGAAGACAGTATTCAGGATGAGTATTCCGATCTGGTTGAGGCTATTGTCGTTATCGCAAATGATGGTGTTCTTCTGAAGGCAGAAAAGAACCCATACATGATGAAAGACCGCCCAATCCTTGCTTATCAGGACGATACAGTTCCTAATCGCTTGTTGGGTCGTGGTACTGTCGAGAAGGCTTACAACTCACAAAAAGCTATAGATGCCCAAGTTCGTTCACACTTAGATTCACTAGCCCTCACAACTAGCCCAATGATGGCTATGGATGCTACCCGTCTACCACGGGGTGCTAAGTTTGAAGTCAAGCCAGGTAAAGCAATCCTGACAAACGGCAATCCCAATGAGATTCTGTTCCCGTTCAAGTTTGGTAATACTGATGGTTCTAACCTGACAACTGCCAAAGAGTTTGAACGTATGCTTTTGATGGCAACAGGTACTCTTGATTCTCAGGGAATGGTTACTGCTGTGTCGAGAGATGCGGGTCAGGGTGGTATTTCGATGGCTACTGCCTCGATTATCAAGAAATACAAGCGTACATTGGTGAACTTCCAAGAGGATTTTATGATCCCCTTCATCACCAAAGCCGCTTATCGCTATATGCAGTTTGACCCCGAGCGTTACCCTACTGTGGACATGAAGTTCATTCCTACGGCAGCACTCGGTATTATTGCTAGAGAGCATGAGCAACAACAATTTATTGCCCTTTTACAGACTCTTGGCCCGAATACGCCTGTTTTGCCTATCATTTTGAAGGGCATCATGGCTAATTCTTCTCTGTCAAACAGATTTGAATTGATCGAGATGCTAGACAAGATGTCTCAGGCTGACCCACAAGCCCAACAAGCACAGCAAATGCAACAACAATTGGCTATGCAACTGGCTCAAGCTCAGATTGCTGTCCAAACTACTCAAGCAGAGCAGAATAAGGCTGAAGCTCAGAAATTATTGACTGAAGCGCAATTGATGCCTATTGAGTTGCAAGCTAAGAGCATGGCGGCAAACACCAAGAATCTACCTACTGACGATGCTTTGGCCTCCAGAGAGTTTGATAAACGGGTAAAAGTTGCTGAATTGATGCTAAAAGAAGCAGATATTCAGAATAAAGCCAAAATTGTTGAAAAACAGATGACTAGACAATGAATCAGGAACTTCAAAAGTATTATGAGGAACGCTTCTCAATGATGTCCACACAAGGGTGGATAGAATTGATGGAAGATGTTGACAAAATGATAGAGCCTTTAAATAATATCTCAACAATTGCAGATGAAAAAAGTCTACAATTTAGAAAAGGCGAGTTATCTATACTTATTTGGCTGAAAAACTTGAAACAAGTCAGCGAAAGAGCATTTGAGGACTTAAATGAGAAGAATGTATGAATTTGCCTGTATAAACGGGCATAAGACAGAAAGATTTGTTGTTTATGAGACAACAAGTCTGAAGTGTGAGTGTGGTGAGGAGACTCATCGCATTTTATCTGCGCCAGCTTTTAAGCTAGAAGGGTGGTCTGGAGCGTTTCCATCATCGCATGGAAAGTTCGAGAAAAGTCACTTAGACAGGTTAAAAGCCGAGCAGAAACTCAACTCATAAGCAATTATGCCGAGTTGAATCTCCTACAACCGATTGACGGCAGGAAAAGGAAAGAAGTATGTTGATTGATGATGACAAAGAAGAGTTGGGTGAGTTAGAAATCGAAGAGCAGAAGATCGAGCAAAAGCCTGAACTTCCTGATAAATACAGGGACAAAAGTTTAGACCAGATTGTGAAGATGCACCAAGAGGCTGAAAAGCTCATTGGAAAGCAAGCACAGGAAGTAGGCGAAGTCAGAAGGTTAGCCGATGAACTCATCAAACAGAACCTTGGGTCTAGACAGCAACAGACTAGACAGGAAGAGCCTGAAGTAGATTTCTTTGAGAATCCACAGAAGGCAGTTCAAAGGACAGTTGATAATCACCCAGACATTATGGCTGCGCGTCAAGCAACGCTAGAAATGAAAAGGTCACAGATTCAGCAGAGGTTAGCGCAAACTCATCCCGACTTTGGAGACATCGCCAGAGATCAGGATTTTGCAAATTGGGTGAAGTCTAGCCCTGTTCGCATTAAAATCTTTGAGCAAGCCGATGCGGGATATGATTTTGACTCTGCCAATGAATTGCTATCGACCTATAAACAACTGCGTTCTGTTAAACAGAAGCAACATAGTGATGAGGGCGAGGTAACTCGCAAGCAGAACTTAAAGGCAGTAGGTGTTGATGTAGGTGGTTCTGGTGAATCATCAAAGAAAGTATATCGAAGGGCTGACCTTATTCGGCTGAAAATGCAAGACCCGAATCGTTATGACGCATTAAGTGAAGAAATCATGCAAGCGTACATAGAGAAGCGGGTTCGTTAAAATTTGTTTTAGGAGATTTAATCATGGCATATCCAACACCAGCGGTAACAGTAACCACCGCAGCAACCTTCATCCCAGAAATCTGGTCTGACGAAATCGTAGCCGCTTACAAGAAAAACCTTGTATTGGCTAACATCGTAATGAAGATGAACTTCAAGGGCAAGAAAGGTGACACTGTTCACATTCCAGCTCCTACCCGTGGTTCAGCTTCAGCAAAAGCGGCATCTACTGCCGTTACTCTGATTGCCGATACTGAGACAGAAGTTCTAGTGTTAATCAACCAACACTTTGAATATTCACGTTTCATTGAGGACATCGTTGAAGCACAAGCCTTGAACAGCTTGCGCCAGTTCTACACTGCTGATGCGGGCTATGCGCTTGCCAAGCAAGTAGACACTAGCTTGATCCAATTGGGTCGTGCATTCAATGGTGCTACTGTCGGTACTAACGACTACGCAACAAGCAATACTTCCACCAAAGCCTTCATCGGTTCTGATGGTACTACTGCTTACAACAGCACATCTTCCAATGCAGCCGCATTGACTGATGCCGCTATTCGTCGCACCATTCAGCGTTTGGACGATAATGACACTCCTATGGATGGTCGTTTCTTCATCGTTCCTCCTTCAAGCCGCAACACGTTGATGGGTCTGTCCCGTTACACCGAGCAGGCTTTTGTTGGTAACGGCAACGCAATCCGTACTGGTGAAATTGGTCAACTGTATGGTATCCCTGTGTTTACATCTAGCAATGCTGACTTTGGTGCTGGTAACTCTGGCGCTGATCGTATCTGCTTGATGGGTCACAAGGACTCTATGGTTTTGGTTGAGCAAGTGGGCATCCGTTCACAGACTCAGTACAAACAAGACTACTTGGCTACCCTGTTCACATCTGACACACTTTATGGTGTGAAAGCAATGCGTACAGCCGCCACAACTGGTGCAGCTTTGTCTTCTAGCGCATTTGCGTTAGCAGTTCCAGCCTAATAGTTGCCTTTTCCCCTCGCCTTAATCGGTGGGGGGATTTTTTACATCAAGGAGATTTATTATGGCAGCAGCAACAGCAGTTACTTCCCGCAGGGGAAATGACCAGTTCCGTGGTCTATTTACAGACACTTGGGATGTTTCTTGTACTCTTGATAGCGGATCAGTATCTACTGTTTCAACCGCTACAGATACAGTGACAGTACCGGGCGTTGCCTTGGGTGACATGGTTATCGGTATGTCTGTTGGCGTTTCTGAGGCAGGTTTGGTTCGTAGAGCCTATGTTTCAGCCGCTAATACAGTTACTATCGTGACTTACAACCCTACAGGCAGTTCTGTAGACTTGGCCTCAACCACATTAAACCTTATCGTGGCTCGTGCGGTTTAATAAAAGGGGGCTAATAACCCCCTTTTTAATGGAGTTCTTATGGCAACCTTTAGATGTTTAACAAGTGGACAGACAGTCACTTTTACCTATCAGCACGATATTGATTCGATGAAAGGTCATCAAGGTTACGTCAGAATTGATGAAGTTCAAGAAGAGACTTCTGAAAAGCAAATAGTCTTGCAACCTCCAGTACCTGTTAAAAAGATGGGTCGTCCAAGGAAATCAAATGTCTGAGATTGATCCACGAGAATTTGGCAAGCTAGAAGCCCAAGTTGAGGCTTTGCAAGCAGAAGTCCATGCACTTCGCCAAGATATTAAAACGCTTTTAGAGATGGCAAACAAGTCCAAAGGTGGCTTTTTTGTCGGAATGGCGATTGCCTCCGTTGTTGGTGGCATCATTTCTTTCATTGCAACCAAGCTAGTTCGATAAGGATTTATATGCCTCAAGTTGGAAACAAGAAATTCCCATACACAGAAAAAGGCGAGAAAGAAGCCAAAGAGTATGGCAAGAAGAAATCTATGCCTGTTACTGTAATGATTGCTATTGGTAAGCCCAAAGCTATGCCTACCCGTGGTGGTCGTACTGCTACTAACATGATGAAGAAGGCAGGTCGTGGCAAATGAAACCCGCCACTAAGATCAGGAAGGTAATGCGTGAGTTTAAGGAAGGAACTCTCCACTCTGGCAAAAAAGGCCCTGTGGTGAAGAATCCTAAACAAGCGATTGCCATTGCCATTTCAGAATCTAAGAAGAAGAAATGAAATCTCCTGCTTGGCAAACAAAAGAAGGAAAAAACCCCAAAGGGGGCTTGAATGCCAAGGGAAGAGCATCGTATAATGCAGAAACAGGTGGGAATCTAAAACCACCAGTAAAGTCGGGAGATAACCCTCGTAGGGCATCCTTTTTAGCACGAATGGGCAATATGCCTGGCGCTGAGATGAAAGATGGAAAGCCTACCCGACTTTTACTTTCTCTTAGAGCTTGGGGCGCAACGTCCAAGGAAGACGCTAAGGCTAAGGCTAAAGCGATCTCTAAGAGGAATAGTAAATGAGACCTGTATCAGTCGGAGTTAGCCCAACAGCCGCTACGCTGACAACTGTCTATACAGTTCCAACGGGTTATTACGCCAAGTTTACTGTGATGTACATTCACAACACTGGTGGCTCAACTAAACACATTACTGTCCAATGGTATGACGCTAGTTTAGCGACTACTTACGATATTCTTACGCAATATGATTTTACTTCAAAGGCATACCTTCAATTTGATGGTAATGCTTATATTGTTTTAGAAGAAGGCGATAAAATTCAAATTACTACGCAATCCGCTAGTACCTTTAGTTTTATTGCTACATTTGAGGTTCAAGGAGCGCAACGAACATGACCTACTTAGAACTTGTTAACGATGTGTTGGTTCGCTTGCGTGAAAGCACAGTCACAACTGTTGGCGAAACTACCTATTCTTCTTTGATTGGCAAGTTTGTCAATGATGCCAAGCGCCAGATTGAAGATTCCTATAATTGGAATGTCTTAGGACAAACAATTACAGTAACAACTACCAGTGCCACAAGTTCTTACTCTTTAACTGGTGCGGGTCAGAAGTTCCGTATCAATGACGCTATCAACACTACCAGTGTCATTACCCTAGATAACACCACTGTTGCGGATATGAACCGCAAGTTGAACTTTGGTACGCCTTCACAGTCTATTCCTTCAGAGTTCTGCTTTAGTGGTGTAGATGGTAGTGGAGACACAAAAATTGACCTGTTCCCTGTTCCTGATGGCGTGTATACACTTAAGTTTGATTTAACAATTCCACAGGCTAATCTGTCTGCTGATGGCACTTCAGTCAAGGTTTTAGACTATTTAGTGGCTCAAAGTGCCTATGCCCGTGGTTTGATTGAGCGTGGCGAGGATGGTGGGACTGCTTCTTCTGAAGCCTATGCTTTGTTTAGAGGAATGCTATCTGATGCTATTGCATTGGAAAGCACTCGTTATCCCGAAGATAATTTTGTGGCGGTCTAATGTCTAAGCCTTTACAAAGTTACAGTCTTTCAGCACCAGGCTTTTCTGGTCTGAATACTGAAGAATCACCACTTGATTTAGGTGTTGGATTTGCTTTGGTTGCGACTAACTGCATCTTGGATCAGTATGGTCGTATTGGTGCTAGAAAAGGTTGGACAAGGGTTAACTCATCTTCTGGCAATCTAGGCGCTAATGATGTTGATGTTATCCATGAATTAGTCCAAAATGATGGAACTTTGACTGTTCTGTTTGCTGGCAACAACAAGATATTTAAACTTGGTACATCTAACGCTGTAACTGAGTTGACTTATGGTGGTGGTGGCACTGGCCCTACTATCACGGCATCTAACTGGCAATGTGCATCTTTGAATGGGATTGCATATTTCTTCCAAACTGGTCACGATCCATTGATTTATGACCCTGCTGTAAGTACAACTACTTATCGCAGAGTCTCAGAGAAGTCTGGTTATGTAGCTACAGTTCCACAAGCCAACATTGCCATATCTGCTTTTGGTCGACTATGGGTGGCTAATACTGCTTCCGATAAGGTAACAATCACCTTTTCTGATCTGATTGCAGGTCATGTTTGGGGTGGCGGCACTTCAGGCTCATTGGATGTCTCCCGTGTGTGGCCTAATGGTGCTGATGAAGTAATGGGTTTAGCAGCGCACAATGATTTCTTGTTTATCTTTGGTAAACGACAGATTCTTGTTTACGCAAATGCTTCTACCCCTGCTTCTCTTGTTCTAAGCGATACAGTAGGCTCGATTGGTTGTATTGCTAGAGACACCATACAAAGTATTGGCTCTGACGTTGTTTTCTTGTCAGACTCAGGTGTTCGCTCTTTGATGAGGACTATTCAAGAGAAGTCTGCACCACTTAGAGACTTGTCTAAAAATGTGCGTTTTGACCTAAATTCATCATTGGCAAGCGAAACATTGGCTAATCTTAAATCTGTTTACTCAGAAAAAGAAGCATTTTATTTGCTTGTTTTGCCAACTACTGCACAAGTTTATTGTTTCGATACTAAGCAATCTTTGCAAGATGGTGCTTCCCGTGTAACAAAATGGGACTCTATTGCGCCAACATCTTTGCGTTCTTTGCGTAATGGTGATTTGTATATTGGAAAAAATGGGTATATCGGAAAATATGGTAGTTACTTAGATGACACATCTACTTACCGATTCGCTTACTACACCAATAATGCTGACCTTGGAAATCCAAACCAAATTTCTATTTTAAAAAGTATTTCAGCAATTGTTATTGGTGGATCAAATCAGTTTTTAACAATAAATTGGGGCTTTGATTATTCTGGTGCTTACCAAGCTCAAAATATTTATATACCTACGCAAGTAAGCTATGAATATGGAATTGCTGAATACAACATTGCTGAATACACAAGTGGTATTCCAATTAAGACATTGAGAGCAAACGCATCTGGTGCGGGTAAAATTGTCCAAACTGGTTATGAAACAACCATTAACGGCACTCAGTTATCCCTTCAAAAGATTGAAATTCAAGCCAAAGATGGCAAATTAGGCTAAGAGGTAAACCATGTCCAATTACACCAAGACCACAAATTTTGCGACTAAAGACAATCTGTCGCCTGGCAATCCATTGAAGATTGTCAAAGGTACTGAGATTGACACTGAGTACAACAACATTGCTACTGCTATTGCGACAAAGACAGATAACTCTGCTGCCGCAATTACGGGCGGTACGATTGTTGGCATCACCGATTTAGCGGTAGCTGATGGTGGTACGGGTGCTTCTACAGCTGCAGGTGCGTTAAATAACCTCTTGCCTAGCCAAACAAGCAATGCAAACAAGTATCTCCAAACTGATGGCACAAACGCTACTTGGGATGCGGTAAGTCTTTCAACTGCTGACATTACAGGAACTTTAGCGGTAGCAAATGGCGGTACAGGTGTTACAACAAGCACAGGCACAACCAATGTTGTGTTGTCAAACTCGCCAACACTTGTAACCCCTGCCCTTGGTACACCGAGTGCCGCAGTCTTAACAAATGCTACGGGTCTACCTATTTCAACAGGCGTAAGTGGTCTTGGAACTAATGTAGCAACTCTTTTGGCAACACCCTCTAGTGCTAATTTAGCTTCTGCAATTACTGATGAAACAGGCTCTGGATCATTAGTATTTGCTACATCACCAACTCTAGTAACTCCCATTCTTGGAACACCTACTAGCGGCACTTTAACGAATGCTACAGGCTTGCCTATTAGCACAGGTGTATCAGGTCTTGGAACAGGCGTAGCAACCTTCTTAGCGACTCCCTCAAGTGCAAACCTAATATCTGCTGTAACAGATGAAACAGGCACAGGATCATTGGTTTTTGCGACAAGCCCAACGCTAGTCACCCCTCTTTTAGGAACTCCTACCTCTGGTGTTGCAACAAACTTAACGGGTCTGCCATTAACTACAGGTGTAACAGGTTTACTGCCCGTGGCAAATGGTGGTACAGCAACGGCAACCCCTAGCATTGTTGCGGGAACAAACATAACTGTTACTGGAACATGGCCTAATCAAACAATTGCGGCATCTGGCGGTGGTTCAGCAGGCGGCTCTAATACTCAAGTCCAATACAACAATGCGGGTGCGTTTGGCGGCATTACGGGTGCTACAACCAACGGCACAGCATTAACTCTTGTTGCCCCCGTTCTTGGAACACCTGCTAGTGCTACGTTAACCAATGCAACTGGTTTGCCTCTTACAACTGGCGTAACGGGAACTCTTGCTGTTGCCAATGGCGGTACAGGCATTACATCTTTTGGAACTGGAGTAGCAACTTTCTTAGGAACTCCATCTAGTGCAAATTTAGCTGCTACTTTAACTGATGAAACTGGCTCTGGTTCAGCAGTATTTGCAACCTCACCTACACTTGTAACTCCTGTACTAGGTACGCCTACAAGCGGGACATTGAGCAACTGTACAGTAGATGGAACAGATGCAGTTGGGTTTAGAAACATTCCACAGAATAGCCAATCAGCAGCTTACACATTAGTTTTAGCTGATGCGGGGAAACATATTTTTCATCCATCAGGTGATGCAAATGCAAGAACATACACAATCCCCGCTAACAGTTCTGTTGCTTATCCAATTGGAACTGCAATCACGTTTATCAATATGACTAGTCAAGTAGTGACAATTGCCATCACTACAGACACAATGTATTTGTCTTCTGCTGGCACAACAGGCTCACGCAGTCTTGCTCAATATGGTTCAGCTACAGCAATCAAAATTACTTCAACCAACTGGCTTATTTCGGGGAGTGGTTTAACATGAGTGGTGCATTACAAGCGGTATTTCAAAATCAAAGAAGTTTTGGTTTGCGTATTGGCGATGCTTATCAAGGCGGTTTTTATGCAGGTCAAATCTCAACTGCGGGAAATGGTATTGCAACCCACAATTTAGTTGTTGGCCCTGTGGCTTCTGCACAAAGCACCCTAGCGTGGAAAAACGCAAACACAGCAACATCTGGAGCCGATAGTGTTATTGATGGCCCACAAAACACCGCTGACATGGTTGCTGATGGCAATTCTACAGTTTACCCTGGTGCGCATTTTTGTAACAACTTATCCACGGGTGGTCAAACAGACTGGTATATGCCTGCAAAGAATGAGTTAGAGGTGTGTTACTACAATTTAAAACCCACTACAACAAACAATAATACGTCTTCGGGTACTAACACCAACGCCGTTCCAAGTCGTGGCAGTAATTACACTGCTGGAACACCAGCACAAACGTCAGCCGCTGATTTTAAAAGCACAGGCGCAGAGGATTTTAATGCTGACTTTTACTGGTCTAGTACAGAATACTCTGCTGTTTATGGAAGTATGCAGTCCTTTGGTTACGGTTATCAGTATTTCGCCGGTAAGTACCAAACCCGCCCTGTCCGTGCCATCCGCAGAGTTGCAGTTTAATTTTTTATAAGTAGCATAACAATGTTTATTTGTGTAACAGAAGTTGACCACAATACCCGTATCCCTTGCACTGTTGAACCACAGCGCACAGGGCCATCTATGCCTGCCATCAAGGGCTTAAAAGTAGTATGGCAAGACAAGTCCACATGGCCTGTTGAACTAGCCTCAGATGGTACTTATTTGCGTGCGCCTAAATACTATGGAACTTGCGATACAGACGCTGACTTAAACATTGCTGGTGTCTTGCAAGTCTTAACTGAAACAGAGTACAACGCACTCAGGGTTGCAGAGCATGAAGCCACTAAGCCTTATCCATCTTGGATTGGTTACTTGGACACAATGAGTTGGTCTGCTCCTGTAGCACGTCCTGTAGATGCTGTAATGAATGGTGGCAATGTTCGCTACCAGTGGGATGAAGCTACAGTTAATTGGGTTGCACAAGCATGAAAGAGTTTTACTTCATCTCTGGTTTGCCAAGGTCAGGTTCAACCCTGCTCTCGGCTATCTTGCGTCAGAACCCTGAGTTCTATGCAGATATATCCTCACCCGTACAAGGCTTGGTTACATCAACCATCAATGTCATTACGGGAAGTGAGAGCAACCACACAATAGATGAAGATAGACGTAGGCACATTCTCAAGTCAATATTCAATTCGTTCTATGAATCAGTAACCCCAAGCACAGTCTTTGACACTAGCAGGGGTTGGACTTCTAAGACTTCTTTGTTGAAAGACCTGTATCCACAGACAAAGATTATTTGCTGTGTGCGTGACTTGCCTTGGATATTAGATAGCTTTGAGCGTATTTCTGCCAAGAATTCCTTATATGGTGCGGCACTAACAGACGATGAAGCTAGGCAAACAGTCACTACAAGATGTGATGCTTTGATGGATGTAAAGAAGGAAGGCCAAGTGGTCAAGCCTTACTATTTCCTTGAAGAAGGTTTACTGTTAAACCCCGACATGATTATGTTGGTGGAGTACGAATCTCTGTGCAAAAAGCCTGAGAGCGTGATGCGTGAGATATACAATTTCATTGGCAAACCTTATTACCAACACGACTATAAAAATGTCGAGTATGAGAATGAAGTGTTTGACAAAGCCTTGAATATGAAAAGTCTTCATACAGTACGAAAAGAAGTTACTTGGCAAGAACGTCCATCTATTCTTCCTAAATCTGTATGGGAGAAGTATTCTAGCAAAGAGTTCTGGCGCACACCCGCACCAGAGTTTGCAATGAAACAACTGTATAAGGTCAAGGGATGAAACGTATATTGATTATGGGCTTGCCTGGTGCTGGTAAAACTTACCTAGCACAGCACGTTCTTGAACACTTGCAAAACAACCGCAAGACTGTCATGTGGCTTAACGCTGATGATGTGCGTAAGCAATTTAACGATTGGGACTTTTCCCATGAAGGACGTATTCGTCAGAGTTTACGGATGCGTGAGTTAGCTGATAGCTACGATGTGGACTATGTTATTTGTGACTTTGTTGCCCCTTTGGTTGAGATGCGTAATAACTTTAAAGCTGATTGGACAGTTTGGGTTGATACCATTGACAAGGGTAGATTTGAAGACACAAATAAGATATTTGTTGCGCCAGAGCAGTATGACTTTAGGATTACTGAGCAGAAGGCTGAGAAGTGGGGCGAGTTCATTGCCGCACACATTCTGGATGACCGCCAGCGTCCTGTCTTTGATTGGCAGAAAGAAACTGTCCAGATGCTTGGCAGATGGCAACCTTGGCATGAAGGCCATCGTAAGTTGTTTGAGAGAGCATTGGCTAAAACAGGTCAAGTTGTTATTCAGATTAGAGATTGTCAGGGTTGGAACGGCTCAAACCCCTTTGCTGCCAATCAGGTTAAAGACTTTATCAAGCGTGATTTAGACCCTTTATACCAAGGTCAGTATGAGATACAACTTGTACCAAATATTGTTAATATCACCTATGGTAGGGATGTTGGATATAAAATAGAGCAAGAGTCGTTTGATGCGGCAACTCATGCTATTTCAGCTACAAAGATACGAAAAGAACTTGGCCTTGAGCCACAATAAGGAGCAGTCATGGCTATTTCTGACGCATTACGTTATCAACTTAATACAGGTGGTTCTGCGGATACCCTGTACGGAATCATTCGTGATTTTCTTGCTACAAACCCAGATGCTGCTAGTACACAAGCACAGATGCGTCAGTATGGCATTTCAGCAGAAGACGTAGCCAATGCTACAGGTGGTAAGTCTGGTGGTTTGCTAAGTGGCAACATCTTGGCTGGTGCTAGTTGGAATAGTCTAAATACTGCATTGCCAGAACAATTAACAGCCGCTACGGGTCAAGCAACATCTAACTATGCTGTGGGCGGTGCAACTACTGCTGACACTCTTACTCAACTCAATACATTTTTAGCGGGTGGTGGTCAGTTTGATCCTAACTCTACTGTTTACCTGCAAACAGGTGGAGTTGACTTTCTACAAGGCGTAGATAAAGGCACTATTAAAGACAACATTAGCGAGATTGTTAAGACGCTAGGCGATCAAGGTGTCAATGTTGTTCTTACTGGCTCTCCTTATGCTAAGTCTATTGACGATGTAATCAATAATAACTTTGACCCTAAAGTTGATTCGTTGTTTACTGAGATTGCTAAAGAAAACAAGAATGTTGCTTTAGTTGGTACACAAGGCGAGATTCTGCAAAACAAGAAATTGTTAGTAGATGCTTTGCACACCAATGCTGAAGGTACGGCAATCTATAACCAATCTGTTATTGATGCTTTATCTCAGTTCAAGAATGAAGTTCCTTCTAGTACACCTCAAGCTATTGCCCAAGTACAACAAACAAATACTGTAGCTACAACTCCTCCAATTATTACCCAAGCTGCGGCTAGTCCTGCCGTTGCTCAAACATTGGTTGATACAATTCCTGCTGTTAGTTCTGCTACCACTAAAGCATCGGCTAATGTAATTCCTACTGCCCGTGGTACTGTCATTGAAGGCGACAACATTGAAGAGAAGATTGCAGGTGTTCCTCAAGTAGTTTATGAGACTAAAGTAGACCCAAACAATCCTGCTAACTGGCAAACAGTAAACCCTAAAACAGGTGAAATAATCAACTCTGGCACTTTTGCTGGCGGTGGTGATCGTGGCTTATTGGCGGCTGCTGCTCCTGTCATTGGATTAGCGGCATCTACTGTTGGTTTGCCTGGTCTCACGGGTCTTCTCGGAGGCTTAACAGGTGCTACTGGCTCTACGTTGGCAGGTCTTACTGGAGCGACTATTGGTGGCGGTACAACTGCAATAGCGGGTGGCACAGGACAAGATATTCTTAAAGGTGCTTTGCTTGGTGGTGCTGCTTCTTATGGCGCATCCACATTGGATAACTATCTTGCTACAGGTTCTACTGCTGACGTTGGACTGACAGAGCGTCAGTTTGCTGTTCAAGATGCCAAGAATTTAGCAAGCCAAGGTTTATCAACAAGTCAAATTTCTGATACTTTAACGGCTGGTGGTTATAACGACATAACTGTTCAAAGAGCAATATCTTCTATAACAGGTACTCCTGTCCCATCATTACCAATACCTAATACTGTAAATGTTACTGGCACAACTACTCCTGCTGTAAGTACGGGTGGTTTATTGGGCGGTTTGGTTACTACTCCAACTACCGCAGCAACTACTCCAACTACGGAAACTGTAAATGTAACTGGTGCTACTCAACCTCAAATGGTGGATCAGGCGACACTAGCATCGGTTACAAACCAACTTACTTCCAATTTAGGAACGCAAGCTAATCTAGGAGCAACAAACAACCTAGCAAATGTACAAGTTACAGGGCAAGGTTTGTTGTCTGGTGCTGATACAAATACAGCTATTGCAAATACTATTGCAGGTCTTCCTTCTGTATCTACACCAACAACCCAAGCAGGTACAGTCAACGTAACAGGAGATAATTTAGCATCTACACAACAGATTACAAATGCTATTCTCGCAACAGTACCTAATGTGACTGTTCAACAAGCGCAAAATCAAGCACAAGTCTTGATTACAAGTGGTCAGAACTTAACAACAAATGACCTTGTAAGTGCTGTATCTGCTGTTTCTCCCAATATTACAAATACTGTTGCTGAACAGATTATCACAAGTTCAAACTCTAATGCCATACAGCCAGTAGTCAGTGCTTTGGTATCAACAGTTACGCCTACTACAACTTCTAACTTGGCTAATGTGCAAGTTACTGGAGACAGAGTAGCTTCTACGCAAGAAATTGCTAATGCGGTAATAGCTACAGTACCAAACGTAACTCCTGCACAAGCACAGACTCAAGCGGAAGTTATAGTTTCAAGCGGTCAGAACTTAAAAGTTTCTGATTTGGTTGATGCCGTATCTGCTATCTCACCAAACATTACCAATACTGTTGCTGAACAGATCATTACCAGTGACAGACCTATAACAAATCAAGAACTTGTCAGTGCTTTAGCAGGTACAGTAACGGCAGTAAATCAACCTATTGCACAACAAACAATTACTGCTAACCAAGCTGCACAAACTCAAGAAATAGCAAGTGCAGTTACTTCACTCATACCAAACGTAACCCCTGCACAAGCACAAACTATTGCTGAAACAGTCATCAACAGTGGAAGACCAATTACTGCACAAGAGGTTGCCAGCGTTGCTGCGGCAGTAGTTCCAGCCTTGGCTACTCCTTCTGTGGCTGCTCCGTCTATAACAACTCAGACTATTATTGGAGAAAGACCATCTAGTATTACTGATGTGACTGCGGCAACTATTCCGTTGATTCAACCAAGTACACCATTAACAGTACCCCAAGTAACTGCACCCGCAACAACACCTGCAACTACCCCTGCATCGACATCAAATCCTTTGCTCAATGCGGCAGGATCGGCGGGACTGTCAAGTTTGTTGGGTGGATTGGGTTCTTCTACTGCCAATCTGATCTCTGGCGGTCTTGGTACTGCGGGTAATCTTTTGCAGATGCAAACATCAAGAGAAGCGGCTCAACGGGCGCAAGCCATGATTGATGCTGAGACAAAAGCGGCAAAAGATGCGGCTCAGTTCAGACCTATTGGCATGACCACAAGGTTTGGAACATCTCAGTTTGGTTTTGATCCTGCTACTGGCAGATTATCTAGTGCGGGTTACAACTTAACACCTGATGTCAAAGCCCAACAAGATCGTTTCATGGCTTTGTCTAATCAAGGTCTGACACAAGCAGAACAAGCACAAGGACAATTTGCTCCTCTACAAACAGGCGCACAACGTCTATTTGGTTTGGGTAATCAATACTTGGCTCAGTCTCCTGAAGCAGTTGCTCAGAACTATCTGAACCAACAGATGTCTTTGCTTCAACCTGGTCGTGAGTTGGAACTTGCTAATCTGCAAAACAAACTCCAACAACAAGGTCGTGGCGGTCTTTCTGTGGCTCAAGGTGGCACTATGGGTGCTACTACTCCTGAACTACAGGCTTTGTATAACGCTAGAGCTGCTCAAGAGGCTCAATTGGCGGCTAATGCTCAACAAGCAGGTCAGAGGGATGTGTTGTTTGGTGCAGGATTGCTTGGTCAGGGTGCTACGGCAATGGGTAACTACTATGGTGGTCAACAGGCCGCTTATGCACCTTACACAACTGCTTTGGGACAAGCACAAGCCTTGGAGACTTTGGGACAAAAACCATACGATATGGGTATCAACTTGGGTCAACTTGGCGCACAAGCAGGGTTTAATGTTGGTCAACTAGGCTTAAAAGGCGCTCAGATCAGCGCAGGTTTGGCAACAAGTGCTGATGCAACACGCAATCTTTTGGCTCAAGGTTTGACTGCCGCAGGTAATCCTAATGCTATGGTTGGTCAGTCATTAAGCGGTTTGTTTGGTGGTGGACTTCAATCTGCGCTTAGTGGAACTGGTTTAGGTGCATCAGGATTTGGAACTGGATTAGCTTATGGCAATCAAGACCTCGGCTTGTTCTTATAAGGAATCATCATGGCAGAAAATATCGTAGCGGGTCTGTTTGGTTTGACTCCACAAATGTTTCAAAACCAACAGTACCAACAAGACTTAAATCGTGGTATCTCGATGGCACAACTATCGCCAGGTGCTGCGGCTCAAGCAGGACTACAGGCTAGTGTTGGTCAACTAGGACGTGGATTTGCAGGTGCTATGGGCATAGAAGACCCCCAACTGAAGATGATTGCACAGCGTCAGCAGATTATTCAACAACTTGATTTAACAAACCCCGCATCACTTGCTCGTGGAGTTGATATATTTACTAAAGTTGGTGATATTCAAGCGGCACAAGCTCTTGCCATGCAATCACAAACTATTGCAAAACAAATTCAAGATCGTCTGAAATCAGAAGCAGAAACAAAAAAACTTGGTGCTGAAACAACAAAATTAGGTTCAGAAAATTTAACCAAGCAAAGTCAAGTTCAACAATTGATGTCTCAATTTGGCATGGAAGAAACTCAGGCTACTGCCATTGCTTCTAATGCTGATTTGCTAAAACAGTATTTAACACCTAAAACTCAACAAGGTTTTGAACTTGTTAAAACAGGTAAATTTAGTCCTGAAAGTGTAGCCAAATGGACTAAAGGAGAAGGAGAACTTGAGGTAATTGAAAAGATGGTTAAACCAACGCAAGATTTTATTGCTAAAGCAGTAGAACTTAAGTTTGGTGAAAAATCTAAGTATGGTGACTATACACCAGATCAAGTTGCTAAAGTTAATCAAGCCTTGTTTAACGACACTATAGCGAGCAAAAAAGCTGGTGCTATGGCAGTTCAGATTCCTCTTGGTGATGTTCTTCAGAAAGTATTTCAATCGAGAGAACGTGAAGACGCTGCTAAAGCATTTGGTCAAGCGGGTGAGGCTTACACAATAACTGTACCTTTGCTTAAGAAATTAACTGATGTTGAAAACACTGTAAGTAACGCATTTACTGGTGCGGGACAGAATTACAAACTTGCATTGAGTAAAGGTTTGTCAGCATTTGGTGTGAAGATTAGTGATCGTGCAACAGATACTGAATTTGGTGATGCCATCTCTGCTCAAGTTGTTCAACAGATTGCTAAAGTATTTCCAGGCAGTCAGTCTAATAAAGAGTTGGATCAATTGCTTAAGAGTAAGTTTAATCTTCAACAAGAACTTCCAACAATTTTACGTTTGGTTGGTCAAATTAAGGATGAAATGCTTTCTCAGACTAAAACGTATGAGCAAATGGCTAATCTTCCTGATAACGAGCGTACTAACTTTAATGCTAAGTTGGCTCAAGGTAAGAATTATCAGAAAATTCAACAGTATCGTGATTATGAAAGAAAGTATCTCAACAAGACAATCACACCCGAAGAGCGTACTGAAGCCGCTAAACTTAAACAAGAACTTAGCCTCTAAGGAGTTGACATGGCAGAAATAGATTGGAGTGTTGCTCCTCAAGAAATGAAAGCAGGCCCTTCTCGTGAAGAAGAAGCAAGAAAACAACAAGAATTAAATCGCACACGCATGGCTTTGGCGGGTGCTTTAACTCCTTTACCTGTTGAAATGACTTCTAATTTGCCTCAAACTGGTGGATTATTGGGTGGATTAGCTGCTGTAGCATTTCCAGAAACACGTCTTCTTTCTCCTATTGCTCGTTTAACTCAAGCAGCTCCCGTTGTTGCAAGACCTTTTATTCCTTCGTTGGCTGGCTCTACAGCGGGTACTTCATTGGGAACTTTGCTTGAACAGGGTTTACAAAACAAGGATATTTTTAGTACAGAAACTGGTAAAAAGTTACTTTTAAATAATATTGAAAATGCCGCTTTTGATGTTGGTGGAAATCTTGTTTTTGGTTTTGGAGGTAAAGCAATAAGACTTGGTAAAGATCAACTTGAAAAAGCTGGAATTACCAAAGGATTGTTTGAAACAGAAGAAGGTGCGGCTCGAAAAGCGGCTCAAGAATGGTTATCTTCTCGTGAAGGCACTTTAACTCGTGGTCAGTTGACGGGTAATTTAGGAACACAAACAGTTGAAGGAACACTTAAATTTACTTCTGGTGGAGAGGCATTTGCTCAACAACAAGCGGGTGTTCGTAAGGCTTTAGATCAAGGTATAAATGATGTTAAGAACACTCTTGAAACATCAGATGCATTTCAAATGGCTTTAAAACAAAATGATCCTACGCAAACGGCTGTTGGTGATCGTTGGAAAAATGCTATTGCAGAAGCTGACAAAGCTATGAAAACTAAATATCGTCCTGTTTATGAACAAATGGAGCAACAGGGTGATGGCTTACTTGTAAATATGACATCATTAAAAAATGCCGCTAAACAAGAACTAGATCGTCTTAATAAAGCCAAAATGACTTCTACTAGTGCAAATGATAAACGCTCTGTTTTAGAACAAATTCTTGCTCAAGAAGATAAGATTTCGTTTAGTACAGCACACGACTTAAGAAGTGAATTTTTAGCAAGTGCAAGAGATGCTACAAAAGAAGGACAATCTGCAAATACCTTAGAAGCATGGTACAAAAGGTATGCTAAAGGTTTACAAAATAATATGACTGATGTTGCTGTCATAACATTTGGCAGTAAAGAGCAAAAAGAGTTAGCTCGGAAATTAGGATTAGGTGGTGGTATAGATCAACCAGCAGGTTTACGAGAAGGTCAATTTAAGGACTACAACATAGAAAGTCTTGAAAAATTAAATTTACCCATAACTCAAGCCAATGCCGCTAATAATCAATTACTGAAAGATTATTTCAATGCTCAGAAAAGTTATGCAAATGCTATGGATGGATTTTATAACGGCACTATGCAAACAATGCTTAAAAGTGAGCCAGAAGAAGTTGGCAAATTTTTATTCAATATTGAATATCCATCAAGGCTTAGGTCTGTTGCTAATGCTGTTGTTGAAATGCAAAAGTATCTTCCACCAGAGCAGAGCAAAGGGTTGTTGGGTGAACTGCAACTTGGCTATTTAAAGAAAGTATTTGGAGAGCCTGATGGAGTCTTGAAGTTTACTAAAAACTTACAAGATGAGACATTTAAAGAAGGTTTTAACTATCTTTTTAGAGATGCAAATACTAATAAAAAATTGCTTGACATTGCAAATGCGGCTAAATTTGGTTTGGAGGAAACTCCTGGCTCAACAGTATTGCGCTCTAGAATGGTCGGTGCTGTTGCTGCGGCAACATTAGGTAGTGGCGCATACTTGTCATTCCCTGATGAAGTATCTAATAACCTACTGCCAACAATTGGTAGCCTTGGGGCACTCTATCTCACACCAAAATTGATGGCTAGGGCACTAACAAGCAAAGCCGAGATGGATGCGTTGGCGATGCTTGCTAAAGCACAAAATAATCCTAAATACGCTGGTGCGGCAGGAGCAAAGATTGCAAATATGTTAAATAAATCAGGAATTATTGACAATGAATATCTAACAGAAGTCAATCAGATGATTTATGGAAAACAGGAACAACAACCTGTTATGTCTCCAAGCAGTATTGATTGGTCTGTTGAGCCACAAAAATGATTGATTGGGCTGAAGCAAT